TTATTCGAGTCCGATTGCTCTGGACACTGACTTGATTGCAGACCGGCCATCCTGCGAAACGAAGTGCCCGTAGATGTCCAGCGTCGTCGATGGCTTAGCGTGTCCAATGATCGCAGACACGGTTCCGATTGGCTCCCCGCTCTTGAGCATCATTGTTGCCGCTGTGTGGCGTACGTGATGAAATCCTCGGTGCCGAATGCCGAGTGATCTGAGGGTTGACTTCCAGTGCCGGTTTCCGAAATTCGATCGGCACATGACCTTGCCGGATCGGTTTGGGAAAACGAATTCGCAGTCTCGCATTCCCTCGCGAAGCGAATGCACCTTTCGTTCATTGAGCCTTTCGACGCAGTTCTTATCGATATCTAAAGTCCTGATTCCGGCCTTGGTTTTCGGCTTCTTGAGGATCACCTTTCCGGAGATCTCGCAGGCTTGCCGGTTGATCGTGATGGCTTGCCCGTCAAGGTTGATATCAGACCATTGCAATCCCCACACCTCGCCACCACGTAGGCCGAGGTGGAACGTCAGATGATAGGCCGCACAGAGTCGATGCTGATCGACGTGAGCCAAAATGTCGCGGACTTCGGCAGCCGTGAACGGGTCGATTTCTTCCCGCTCGTATGACGGACGATCGACCAGGGCAAGCGGGTTGTACTTCATTTTTTTTCGCTTGACCGCATGCTCAATGCAGTTGTGCAGTACAGCATACGAACTCTGGGCAGTACGAGAACCAACACCGTTTTCGATAAGCTCGTCAAGCCAATCCTCAACGGTTTCCTCAGTGAGGTTTCGCAGATACCAATTGCCGAGATACGGCTTGATGTGCAAGCGAACTGCCGACTCGTAATTCTTGTAGGTCGTTTCCGCTCGCGTTCGCTTCACGACTTTACTCAGCCAGCGGTCCAGTAGTTCGCCAACTGATGTTGTGTGATTTTGGGCCAGTTCCGGCTGCTTCGAATCCTCAAGTAACCTTAATCGAATCGCGTCGGCTTCGGGTTTCGAGTGTGCCGATCGCTCGACTGGTTTGCCCGCGACAATCACGCGAGCAATCCACCTTCCGCGACTCCGAAAGACTGTGCCGCTACCCTTTTTTGCGCGTCCTTTTTTTCGTGATCTTTTTTTTGCCATGGCAATCCGCTCGATCTGCTTTTTGGCTTCGTGCCTGCTCTGCCAGCTCTTCCCAACGCATGCTGGCCTCATGTAAATCCTCAGCAATGACCGTCCAACTTGTACCAATTTTTCCGACCGGCACTTTCAGGATCCTCAAGTTCGCGAGAAATGCTTTTCGGCTCTGTCCAAGTGCTGCCATATACAGTTCGATTGGGTGCTTCCCCGTCTGCGGTAACGGGACCGCTGGGGCGCTTGGGATGAGGTCGGGGAACTGGGCACTCTCGTAGTGTGGAATCCTGCCGTTGATGTTTCCTGTTGACATGCGCGCGTTCCTTCGGTAGTTTCACGCTATGGGGACGTGAAATCTTGGTAGTACGGGGTTTTAAGTTCTCGCAAAGGAGTGACCTGCAAGTCGCTCCTTTGCACACGAATTCAGTTTCGAATTGCCCGTTGATGCGACAACATCAACGGGCTTTTTTCATGTGCTCTCTGCAAGCATCTCGGCTCGCATTAGTTGCCCTGATCGCTCGACCATCCACTCAACGATCTTGATTGCTGGTGTATCGATCCACTCTTGGTTAATCTCGTTATTGACAACCTTGACGGAACGCCCATGGGACAGTTCTCGGTTGATGACCCCCTCAAAGTCAGATACGTACAACGAAGACATTCGCAGCCTGCCGTTGATGTAGAGCCTGTATTTCAGGTTTTCCATTTTAATCTCTCCAATAAAAAACCGGCGCTGTATCTGGCATTGCTACAGCGCCGGTCTAAGGTCCGGGGATCCCCGGGTGATTTTTTGATCCGTCCATGCCAGTGGACGTTTGTTGCGAAGGACTGTACTACACTGTCCGGCACATTGTCAATGCACTGCATTGTCCGTACGATTGACGCATGGATAATCGCATGGATTCGAGAATTGAAATTCGCTGCACAGCACAGCAGCGAAAGCTGATACAACAAGCCGCTGACGTAGACAAGCGTTCGGTGTCGGACTGGGCGCGCATCGTGCTGGAGCGCGAAGCGATGAAGCAAATCAACAAGACGGATCACAGTGATAGTTAATATCATAATATAGTAATTCCAAGGGGCTAATTATGTCTAAAAAAATCCGCTTCAAGTGCCCGAACTGCGACTCGCAATTGTCAGCGGGGTCACACAAGGCAGGTGAGAGCTACACTTGTCCCGGTTGCGATGAGTTGATTGCCGTCCCATACCCGAGACAGATGCAACAATCGCCACCACGAAACGTGACTCGCGTAATTGTTGAGCGCCCACAGCAAAGCCAAGCCCTACCTGCCTTAATCAACATTTTCTTTCCGGGATTTGGTCAGCTTGTTCAGGGCCGATTACTCGCCGGGTTTGGCTGGATGTTCGCGATGGTGGTAGCAGCGTTGTCGATACTCATCCTCGTCGGATTTGTCCTGACGCCGCTGTTCTACATCTTGTGCATCTACGACGCAGCTGTGTATCAACCGGGCGATTAAGCAGAGTATTCAGGTCGACGCGAAAACCACATCGCCCGTTTTTCGCGGAGCATCGCGAGGCAAAAGCACTTGCCCGGTTTGGTAGCATTATTTCGATGGCGTAGCATCACAGTGGCCTCTTGGGTGGAACAATCACTTCCCTGTTCCGTCTCTCTCACAATCAATGTTCAGGCAGGATAGTGTACGCACGACCAGTGTCAACAGGTTTGAGGAAATAATTTCGAAGAATCAGGATGACCCCTGTTTCCCCTTCTCTTTGCGCTGACCGCCCCGATTAGGCATCTTCTCTATAAGGTCAGCCCGACCAATCCAATCAAGCACAGCAGCCCGCATGAGGTCTGAGAGTTCGCACTCTTCCTCTGCGAGGTATTCATCGATCGCTTCACGCATCTCGGGCGTGATACGTGTGCGGATTGTTGGTGATGGTGACATGCTCGACATGATAGCTCTCCCTGCGGTAATTGCTCAACTCCGAAACTTCCGATCGAATGTAGCTACAGACGATTGACAGTGCTGGTGAATGTAGCTACAGTCGATTGATCGTTCAAGGCATCGTTCTGTTGGCGGTATTAAATCCTGTCAAGGCGAATCCGACCTAATTCAGCCGATTTCAGCAGACCTCGGCGGGTTTCAGCGGATTTCAGGTTTTGAGGGAAAACCGCCCGTACAGTTCCCTCTCGCAAAACATTGAAGACTTTAATCAACACTCAATGGTGATTCATGGCAACAACAAACAAACACAGCACCAATGGCACACGTCCACCTGCAACACAAGAATCACAGGAGCAGCACTCAATGACCGATCTGGTGCGGTATTGTGAAGCTCGGATCGGCGAGTGTGCTGGTAATCCATGGTCCGCAATTGAGGATTGGTGTTACCCCAGCACGGTCTCACCAGAGGTGTTCCGCGTTGATTCTTGCATCGACTACCTCAGTCGTGGTGCAGTCCTCGGAATTCACTTCTCTGTTACGTGTTGTGACGACGAGCATAATGACTGCCCTGCTGATATCGAGTCCATGGAGTTCGAGGTCGATTCGTTGGAGTTGACCGACATCGAATCAGAGCAGTTGGTTCAAGCGTGGTCGTGGGGTAATCGGTATCTCACCAATGATTCCGAAAGTGACCGAGATCTAACTGATGGGATGTTGAGGGCGTTACTTGAAGGTGACGAAACCGCTCTCACAGTGATCAACAAAAAAGCAATCTCTATCCAGGAGGAGCAATTATGATTCAAGCAACACCCATAGCCTCTGATCGCTCACAAGATTGGTACGCACTCCGTTCCACCGGAATCGGTGCTAGCGAAGCGGCTGCTGCCTGTGGTCTTTCGCGGTGGTCAACGGCACTTGATGTGTGGGCGTCGAAGGTCGGTCGGTCTGCCAAGATCGAAAACGACGCGATGGCTCTTGGCACGCTGATGGAACCGGTGGTGTCCGCGTTCTTTATGCGGAAAACCGGTCGGGAGATCGCGGTCGAAGCCCCAGGCATGTATCGACATCCCGACGTTGATTGTGTACTGGCTTCGCCTGATGCCATCCTTGCTGATGGCACGCTGGGCGAGTGGAAAACAACAACGTCCCGGAATACCGACCTCGGCGAGACTGGGACGGACGAAGTTCCTATTGAGTGGCTGTGTCAAGCTCAGCAGCAAATGGCTTGCACAGGCGCTAAGGCTGTTCGGTTCGGTGTACTCGTCGACGGTCGTGAGTTCCGTGAATACCTCGTCGAGCGACACCAATCGCTAATTGACAGCATTATCGAGCGTGATGTGGCGCTCTGGGGGCACGTCGCAAGCAATAACCCACCGCCAGTGGATTGGGATCATTCGCGAGCCACTGAATCAGTACGCCGGGCTTTTGCACAGGTGACCAACGATGACTATGTGGCGCTCCCAGAATCAGCGATCAACGACTGGTCAACGTACACCGAATTGACAGCGACCATTAAGGATGCCGAAGCAAAAAAAAAGATCATCGCCGCCCATTTGATGGCGGAGATTAAGGACTCAGCAGGTGGCGTCATGCCTAACGGCACGAAGCTGAAAAAAGTTGTGGTACAGGACACTGTCGTGCCTGAGCATCGCCGCAATGGTTACTCGTTTTTACGAAAAGGGAAATGATCATGACTACTGAAATCCAAGAAGCTAAGGCACAAGAGATGTCGAGTCCCAATGGTGGTTCCGGGTTTAATAACGCTGACTCATTTGCGCTGATTCAACGGCAGGCGACATTACTGAGTGCATCTACGTTGGTGCCTAAGCAGTTCCAAGGCGCTCAGAATTTGCCCAACTGTGTCATCGCTCTCAATATGGCTCAGCGCATCGGAGCGGACCCGTTGATGGTAATGCAAAACCTATATGTCGTGCATGGTAATCCGTCATGGTCGGCTCAATTCCTGATCGCATCATTCAATGATTGTGGTCGGTTCTCTGCGATTCGTTACGAGTGGTCTGGCGAGGAAGGCACCGACTCGTATGGATGCCGCGCGACTGCGATCGAAAAAGAAAGTGGCATGGAATTGCGCGGCCCTGTAATCACGATTCAAACCGCCAAGAAAGAAGGATGGTACGACAAGAAAGGGTCGAAATGGCAGACCATCCCGGACTTGATGCTGATGTACCGTTCGGCTGCTTGGCTGGTTCGGACTCACGCACCAGAGATCGCAATGGGCCTGAAAACTGTTGACGAGAACGAAGATATCGGCCCCGATGTTATTGAGGTAAGCGGTGCCAGTCGGTCGGAACAAATCGCCAACTTGCTCACGAAAGCAGAAGCCGAACCAGAAGCCCCAGCCGAAGTCGCAAGCACCGATCCCGACGCCAACCCCTACATCGACGTTGAGCCGTTCGAGGGCGAGTCTGCCAACGCGTACGTCAAGCGGATCAATCGTAGTATCGGCGAATCTGCCGACACTGGTTATCTCGATTATGTTGTCTTGTCAGCGGGCACGCTTGAGCAGGACGGATTTCTTGTCGACATGCAGCATGGTGCATTGACGAAAGCCGTCAACGACCGGAGCGAAGAACTGAAGCGACTGAACGAAAAGGGGCGTCTGGTTTAACGAGTTCCATCAGCAGCGGGTTTTAACTCCTTTACCGCTGCTGGACCGGGGTTGGTAGGCAACGCCGCCCCGGTCATTTTTTAACTATTTAACTATTCTGGAGAATGCAATGAACAAACTGACAACAGCAGAGTTGATCACAATCAACGCCGACAACTTGAGTGAACGGCACTTTGAAATCGATCGTGATGAATTGATCAAGAGGGTCGAATACACGAAAGAACTCACGGTCAATGGCGTTGACGACAAGGAGGGATTTGAGGCAGTCGTCACCGCCCGGAAAGACCATAAGCAACTTCGCATCGCCGTTGAAAAACGGCGCAAGAAATTAAAGGCTGGGGCGCTGGAGTATGGCAAGAAAGTTGACTCCATTGCCGCCGAGATCAAGGGGATCATTGAGCCTGAAGAGCTTCGACTGAAGGCACTTGAGGACGGCATTAAAGCCGAAATCCAGAGGGCAAAGGACGATATCACCAACTCTCGAATGCAGCAGCTCGCAGAGGTTCAGTCTGAAATGAACCGTGACTACGTTTCCGTTCTGAGTGATGAGCAGTTCACGAAAGTTCTTGAAGAGCAGACTGCCAAGTTCGATAAGAAGCGGGAACGCGAACGAGCGGAAGAAGCTGAACGTGTGGAACGCGAGAAGGAAGAGCAAGAGCGTATTCGAAAAGAGGATGAACGCCTCGAAGCCGAGCGAAAGGAAATCGAAGAGAAGCGGCAACGTCAAGAGGCCGAGCAAGCCGAGGAACGAAAGCGAGAAGAGCAACGCCTCGCTGATGAGCGTGCGAAACTCAAAGCTGATCGCGAAGAATTCGAAGAGCAGCAACGAATCCAGCGCGAAGAACGCGAACGGGTCGAAGCCGAGAAGCAACGACTGATCGACGAAGCCAACGCGAAGCGGATTGCCAAAGAGCGGGAAGAATTCGAGGCCCGTCAACGCGAACTTATGCTGCAGATGCAACCCGATCGCGAGAAGCTGTTGCGGTATGCTGATGCACTCGATGCAGTCGAGTTTCCAAGCGTGTCACCTGTTGCTGAGAGCTGCGCTGCAGGTGTGCTTGCTGTCGTGAGAAACGCTGTTGACGAGATTCGCGAGTTGATTCAAAGCGAGGTGTCCAAGTGAATTGGATCGAACAAATCAAAGCCGCCCGTCGCGTCTCAGTCCCGATCGTCGCGATTAATACTCCAGACCCGGCGTCGACAATGTCGGAGGTCTGCACCGCGATCAATAGCGAGTCCCCCAAAATTGAATGGGACTTACTGAGCGGACTGAGCGGTCGGAACGATGCAGGTGCCAACGTCGTGGCCCAGTTGATCGACAGCGACTTGGGAGACGAGACGAAGCACAATCCGACCGAGTGTCTCGTCAAGGCGATTGACCTACCATCACGCTGTGTCCTGTTCGTTCACATGGCATCACGCTGGCTGATCGATCAACCCTCATTCGTGCAAGCGTTGTGGAACCTGCGCGACCGATTCAAGCGAGATGGTCGCATGATTGTTCTGCTCGGAAAGCAGTTCCAGATTCCCACTGAGTTGGTTGACGATATCGTCCTGATTGATGAGCCACTGCCATCACCTGAGCAGTTATCAGTGATCGTCTCGCAGCAGCATGAGAATGCAAAGTTGCCAGTTAATGACGACACGCTCAAGCACGCAGTGGAAGCGGTCACGGGGCTGTCAGCGTTCTCCGCTGAGCAAGCCACTGCGATGTGCCTCACGAAGCAGGGTGTCAGTCTTGACGACCTGTGGGAAAGTAAGCGATCACAGATCGAACAGACACCCGGCCTGAAGGTTTTCCGCGATGGTCAGACGTTCGACTCGATCGGCGGTTGTGATGTTGTCAAAGGGTTTCTGCGCCGCATTATGGGCGGTCAACGTCGACCAAATAGCATCGTGTTCATCGACGAGATCGAAAAGATGCTGGGCGGCACCGGGGACACATCCGGTGTGTCACAAGACCAACTCGGCGCTTTACTCTCCTACATGCAAGACAACGCTTGTGCCGGGATGATATTCGTCGGCCCACCTGGGGCAGCAAAGAGTGCCGTTGCGAAGGCCGCTGGCAATGACGGTGGTGTGCCGACGATCCAATTGGACTTGGGGGCCGCGAAGGGTTCTCTGGTTGGTCAGAGCGAACACCAGTTGCGCGACGCGCTCAAGGTGATCTCGGCAGTGAGCAACAACCGGAGCCTGTGGATTGCAACGTGTAATTCCATTGGAGACTTGCCACCGGAATTGAGACGTCGTTTTACGCTGGGGACGTTCTTCTTTGACCTTCCATCAGACGTTGAGCGGTCACACATCTGGCAGATTTATTGTGAGGCTTACGGCTTCCAGTATGCAACAACAAGCGACTTCCCAGACGACACCGGTTGGACCGGTGCTGAAATCAAACAGTGCTGTGACATCGTTGACCGCCTCGGCTGCACATTAGAGGAAGCCGCCGAATTCATCGTGCCGGTTTCACGATCGGCAGCGGGACAAATCAAGCGGCTCCGTGAACAGTCTGACGGGCGTTTCCTCAGCGCGAGCTACCCGGGTGTGTACTCAATGAAACGTGAGAGTGCCACCACTTCCAATCGCAATTTAGATTTAGGATAACCCAATGATCCAGACAGCCACCCAACCAACTGGGACACTTGAACCAACAGCGAAGCCGTTTACTTCGGAGTTCTCCGAGAACTTGCGAGCGGAGACCGCAGCCGTGCGAGTCATGCACCGCAAGTTCGGGACGCGAAAATCGCTCTCGCGAGATCAGATTGCACTTGCTGCCAGTCAGTTCGATGCTGATGGTGATTTCGTGAGCGCATCGAAGCGACTGATCGACACTTCGGACGAAGCTTACAAAGCTGTGACGCAGACCATCAGCCGCGCACGTGCCTACTGGAAGTCGATGACGGTCCCGTTCCCGATCAAAGGGATTCGCTTGTTGCGAAAAGACCTTGTCCCCGCTTTTAACGAGGCGATGGGGAAGTTCCGCACCGAACTTGAAGAGTCAGTCGAGTCGCTTGAAACGCGATTCCTAGCACTCAGAACAGAGGCACAATCTCGACTCGGTAACCTGTTCAATCCGCAGGATTACCCGGAGTGCATCGGGGAGCTGTTCCACCTGCAATGGGACTACCCGAACGTGGAACCGCCCAACTATTTGAAGGAACTCAACCCTGAGTTGTACGAACAGCAATCCGCGATGGTGAGTCAGCGATTCGAGGCGGCTTTGAGCTTAGCAGAGGATGCGTTCACTGCGGAACTACAAGGGCTGGTTTCGCACCTTGTTGAACGCCTCTCTGACGATTCGGACAGCGACAAGCCGAAAGTGTTTCGCAACACCGCCATCACGAACATGACGGAGTTCTTCGAGCGGTTCCAGCAAATGAACATCCGCTCGAACAGTGAACTCAACCAGCTTGTTGAACAGGCAGAGAAGATCGTTTCCGGGATCGACCCAAAGGATTTGCGGAAAGATTTATCACTGCGGAAACACATCTCACTGGAGATGGAAGCGGTTAAGTCGACGCTTGATTCTATGGTTGAGACTGGACCGGACCGAATGATTGAACTGGAGGAATCCGATGCTAACTGAATCCGATATAACAGCTATCAAAAACAAAACACTCGACGAGCTTTGCGAATCCGAAGTAGAGTCTCTAGTCGCGTTTCGTGAAGATGTCATCAGTATTCTCATTGAGGAGTACGCTCGATGGAAAGGGGCTGAAGGAACCGAATCCCTTAATCTTATATCCATGGGAGCGATGGGGGCAATCGCCAACATTATTGCAAGGATAGAATCAGGAGACCCCACAGTGAGCCACGTAGCAACTATCGACGTCACAATCACCGATCTTGTCGCACTCGAAGCGGCTTGCAAACGTTGCGGACTGGAGTTCGTGCGCGATCAGAAAACCTACAATTGGTACGGTCGCCACGTTGGTGATTACCCATTGCCTGACGGGTTCAGCGCTGACGATCTCGGCAAGTGTTCACACGCAATCCGCGTTCCGGGAAACGCGAATGCGTACGAGATCGGACTGGTGAAGCGCCGTGATGGAAAGCCCGGATACACGTTGCTGTTCGACTTCTATCAAGGTGGCTACGGCTTGATGGAATTAGCTGGGGACGAGTGTGCGAACCTCCGCCAACAATACTCCATTGTTACGGCAATTAAGACCGCGCGGAAACAGGGGCATCGCGTGACTGAGCAGAAACTTGAGAACGGGAAAGTGAAATTGGTGCTCAGATGAAACCAACTGAGAGTCTAATAAAGCCGACTAACATCGAGGGCAAATTGTTCGATTTGCTGCAACTCACTGAAGCTCAAAGGAGCTTTGTGACAGAAATGCAAATAAACCTAAACTGGGATTCAGGCGAACCCGTCGAGGTCCGAATTACCCAATACCTTGTGGGAAGGAGAGAGGGCAGAGATGAAACCAACAATTGAAATAATAATCGACGAAACCGGGAACGCCGAAGTTGAGGCCAAGGGGATCATCGGCAACGCCTGTGGACGCTTCACGGCCCCGTACGAAAAGGCTCTCGGCTTGGTTACCGAGGACCAAAAGAAGCCAGAATTCCACCGACAGGCACCTGCAAGTCAGCAGCAGGAAGCGGGGCAGTGATGACTGAAATTGTCGTACAGGAATCTGGGTCGATCTCATTTATCTGGGATGACGCCCTTGCGCCGCTCTTGGATCTCGGGAGCGTCGAGATGCAGCGTGCGTCTCACGTCGAGCCAACTGAATCAGGGCAGTGGATTGCTGACCTGTCACCATCTGGTGGCCCGCTACTTGGACCGTTCCGGTTGCGGGCGGATGCCCTGCTGTCAGAGAGGCTTTGGTTGTCAGCGGAGATGGCGGCGCCCGCGAACTTTAAGGGCTGACGATGAAGCGGGGCATTGCTACTAACGTCTATTACCGATAGGGTATACTGTCTAACCTAAACGGAAATTAACACGGAGCGAAAATGCCAACGGGTAAAATCGAAGACACCATGGGGCCGGCGGAACTCGGTGGATTGTTGCATGTGTGCAACACCAGCCCCCGGCGTCAGCAGAAGCGGTATCTGCTCAATCTCGGTGGTAGCGGATCGGCTGCGGAATTGGATCGTGTCCTCGCGATCGCCAGTGAGAGCAAGGCAGCGATTCGGTTCGCCGAGAAATTAGCCAGTCAGCAGACTCAAGAGTCGCTGCTGACGGAGGAAGGGATTGCCATGCAAGCTGATGCCGTTCGCGCAGAGATTGGACGGCAAATGGAAAAGCAAGGCATCACGCAAGTCGAGTTGGCCCGCCGGTGCGGTATTGCTCAGTCGGTGGTTTCGCTTTATCTCAATGGAAAAAAAGAGCCGGGTTTGGGCCGTCTGTTGGAAATTATCACCGCCCTCGACTGCGAGTGGGTGATTCGAAAAAAAAGAAGAAAAACATCTTAAAACCGCTTGCTCTGTATTACCGATAGTGTATAACAGGAGTATGGCAAACGGGGGCCAACAACAAATCCCGAAACCTAATCTGGCAAAGCCAGAAAGGAAACTACGATGGAAATGTCACACGCACTCAAGGTTCTCAACGGCCTCACTCCCGATGAAAGCGTGCCAGGCTTGCAATCCTTAACTGGTGAGGAGGCGGTTCAATTCCTCGACGCCGCCGAGGATAAACACGCGGCTCTTGACCGCCTGTTTCTCGTCAATTACGACTCGTTTTTCTTCGTCCAAGAAAGCCGGAACGACGTCATTAAACACTATCGCGGTTTCGGGATCGCGGGACGATTCACAGGCGGCTTCATCGCCAACGAAATCGCGGAATTGTGGGAAGAAGGCGGCATCCCACAATGGGGCGAATATGTCCCCAAAAAACGCAAGAGTGCTGCCCGCAATCCGAAGCCAGCGAAGTCTAAAAAAGCAAAGCCCCCACGCAAGCGGGCAAGCAAGAAACGCCGCCCCCAGTACCGAGGTGCTGGCTATGTTAAATGCCCGAACTGTGGCAGTCGTGAACAAGAGCGCGGATGCGTCTGCGATAAATGCGGGTACGCGGTTTGACCGGTGTCGGCTTCCCCACCACCGGTCAATCTCGATCGGTGGTACAGCTACGATGATTAAACAAAAATGATTGAAATCAAAATTCAAATCGACGGCGTCGAGAAGTATGTCTGTCCGGCAAACACTCACCTCGTAGCCAATCTCGACGCGGACATCCGTCGCCATCTCGACATGGAGCCGCAAGAGTATCAATTCGCGGAAAGCTGGTGGACAGTGCGCCAGCTTATGCTGGCAGGATTTTAATAACTCAACATTTTAATAACTCAACGTTTGGAAATTAAAATGAATAAAAATAACCAATCGCCAACACAGGCTGCCGTGGACTCACAAGAGTTCCTCGCCAACCTAGTCACAGCCGTCGACACGGCACTGGCAGTGTGCCGCGAACACTGGACCAACGGCGCAGCAGTCGAGGCGATCCGCGACGCCCAAGAGTGCGTGGATCGACTCAAGTTGTGCGTGCGAGACATCTACCCCGATGACGACCCAAGTCAACAGGGCCGCAGTGATGCCTGAGACAATCTACGGATATTGCCGTGTTTCGACAGAGACTCAAGTCCAGAGCGGATTGAGCCTAGCCGAACAACAGCATCAGGTCACAGCGTACGCCGACGCCATCGCTGCCCGTAACGGCGCGAAGGTCGGCAAGGTCTACATCGACAAGGCTATCAGCGGGAGCAAGACGACGTTCCGACGCCGCCCGCAGGCTGGCAAGTTATTCGTGAAAGTCAATCGCGGTGACCATATCGTCATCGCGAAATTGGACCGTGGTTTTCGATCGACCAAGGATTGCCTCGCGACGCTTGACGATCTTGGCAAGCGTGGTGTCACTGTCCACCTGCTGGACATCGGTATCGATACGTCACAGCCGTCAGGAAAACTGCTGGTCACGATCATGGCAGCCATCGCACAATGGGAATCGGATCGAATCGGGGACCGAATCCGTGACGCACTCGCCGCGCGCAGGCGAAGCGCGCCGAACAAGGCCGTCTCAGCAGTCCGCGTGATCGGCTACGCGATCGACGAAGACCACCTGCTCACTCCGCACGCAGAGGAGCGGGCCGCCGGGAAGCTGGCAGCCCGACTACGATCCGAAGGTCTCGCCTACGACGCGATCGCCGCGCAGCTCAATAAGGCGGGCCTGATCCGTCCTGGCAATCCGTACGGGCCAAAGTCACAACGTGCTGACAGAGAATGGACCGCTTCCAGCGTCGCGACGCTCGTCAAGCGACAACGGCAGGCTTGGCCCATGTATCCGGGGACCGCTGATTGAATCGACATTGAACCATCCGACGATCGCGTTAGCATCGAGGACGTTGGGTTTGTCCACGACCTCTGTCTTAAATGCTCCTTTGTCGAGGTAGCTGTGCAGATTCTTAATTTGCTGATGGACGTGAAGGGCATGCCTTGATCCCCAAGCAGACGCTGAACGCATTCGTGAGCTGCGACGTAATCGACTACTCCGCCGAATACCGATCGCTTGCGACGGAGTCAGACCAAGTGCTTGCAGGTCAGTGAGTGCGATGAGTGACATGAGTTGAGCTCCTTTTTACGGAGTTCATGATTCGATTGAGAACTTCTTCATATTGCTGAGCAGTCTGCTCAGCAGAAAACAGCAACGCTGCCTTGCGTCCTGACTTCACCAATTGCCTCCGGTTTTCAATCGCCTTGATTGCCGCTTCGCCAAGTGTCGTTGTCAACTTGACCGAGAGAGTGACTCCCGTCATCTGTTCGGCAATTGGGATCACGCCGACATCGTTGCAAACGATCGGGCAACCGCAGTACCACGCTTCGATGAACACAAGGCCAAATGGCTCTGGGTCTCCATTATGAACGAACACATCCGCCATCGTGAACGTATCGGCGACTCGATCACATGGCGCATAGGTGACTTTGCCGTTCGCGAGATGCTGAAGCTTGTCGCGTTCGCGTTCGGGAATTGACGGGCAACAATAGACTGCCGTTGCTCCGATCTCACCTGCCGCCTGTGCGGCTGCTGTGGGATTCTTTTCGTTTGAGTATCTGCCGACGTAACAGACGACCGTCTCATCCTCGTCGATGTCAAATTCGTCTCGTAGTGTCCTCCAGTCTGCTGACGGGATGACGTGATCGGTGTCGAGGCCATTGAGGATTGTCACGCACTCGCGACCAGCAGGAGCGATCGCCGTTGCTGCATCACTGACACCGATGTATTGGTCGATGTTGTCGGAGTTGACCGCCGCGCAGGATTCCGACCAATCGAGTACACCGTGAATGACGTGAATAATCTTGCCTTTGAATTGTGCCAGATCAGGAGCGTGATTCTCTCCCCAGATGATGAGCACGTCACACTCGCTGAACAACCGATATCGGTCACGATGTACCGGCATGAGTTGGGAAACCTCGGCAACCATGTCGGGGTGCGTTGCCCCTTCCGGGTGAAGGCAACAGCCGACCCATTCGATGGCGGGCGATGTGTGCTTCGCTAAGGTCACCAACCAACGTTCGACACCACCGACGTTGAGGACGGGAGTGAGAAACCCAACACGAATCTTGCCAGTGGATGACTCCGTGGTTGAGATCACTGGAGTAAAGTCAGAGCAGCCTTCGCATGCCCGCGCGCCTTTGACTTCTTCACGTTGCCGCTGTGTGTTAACGCATTTTTCGTGAATGGAGCACGCGTGGATTGGTTGTCCCTTGCACGCCGCGCAGCCGCTCGCGATCTCTCCGATTACGTCGCCACGATGCTGGCAGGCAGTGGCGGTAATGCGAGTGGTGCGAGGCACGAATCCCACCGCCTCTTCATAAAGCAAGCACGATGAGCAAGCCGAGTTGGCTACTGACACCGATCGCGAGGCTCCGCATTTGCCAGGATGGCGGCACCATGTGCGTTTCGTTCCGTGGCTGCCGTAGACGCATTGTTGCATTTCGACCATGTGACACTCAAACCGCAGGGGACACAACAAGAGTTTCGGGGATTGTCACGCCATGGACAGTGCGACCATCACCACCGTAAGTGGGATGCGACTCCCACCCGTCATAAAATGATGCAAAACTAAAAGTATTGTTGATGTTCAAGGTCACCGGTGATTTAAGTTCTTCGATGGAAAAGTTACCTTCGTACCTTGCCCGGATTTCGATATTCCTGTTACCTGGACCGATGGAAACCAGCCTGTAGGTACACATTACAGGGTAGTCACCATTTTCGTCCTCTTCTCCGAGACCCCGTCCGATCCGAAATACTACGTACACCACAAATGTGAATTCGATATCTGTAAATGATGTGGCGTGAGGTGCGTTAACTACCGGTATCGTGAATTCCTCTTCTGAATGTGTCCATTCGTCATAACCAAAAGGGGATTGACAAGGGGATTCCACTGGGACTACCTGACCCCAAAGAGGCGATAATTCGCCGGTGGGCATACCCCAGCCGGGCGTTCCCCCGCTAGAAACGTGATAGATCAGTCCTGGAGAGTCATCATGGTCGAACGCGCCCGAAAGGTCCGGAGTTGTGAATGTGTACAAAGTCGGAGAGCCAGTCCATTGCGGTCCCGCGAAAAGAGGTTCGCCGGGGATGTTCTCTTCTCCACCGCATAACTTTACATCTGGATTCACACATACGGCGCACGGCCCAACTTCGCATTCTCGCCCAGCGAAGCCACTGACGTCACGATCCATTTTCCAACCTGCCAGCGGATCAAAGATGCAGCAGTTGACAAACCTCCACGACCAACCGCCTTCCGCAGATAGGCAGCAAGCGGAACTTCCTTCGTAGCCTCCGCCAGTCACCATGGTGACTTCGATAATGCACTCACCGGGTGCATGGCCCGTTGGTGTCATTGTAACGATGTAAGTATCGGTGCCGTCCTCGCCGCACGTCACGTCGATTTCATCAGACTCCCAGTAGCTTCCCTGATTCGTGACTACGACACTCGCCGGAATCGGCAGTCCTCCGCCAGCAAAGTTGTTCGAGTCGCCACCAATGAATGAAATCGTGTAGTCTGTCGCCCACTCATCTTCTCCGATCAGAACAGATCCTCTGGCGTAGACTTCTGAGCAGCATGTGCCCGCGACTAAATTCGATCCGCCACCACCGTCACTTCCTGATCCGCCTCCAGCAATCTTCTCCCATCGTCCAGACTGCACATTAAACAAAGCAGGGAACACATCTCCGTCACTCACGTCATCGTTGTGCGAGTAAACCACAACGGCAGAGCCGCGAACGGCGTACTCGTTATCAGCAGGGTGATACCACCAAGCCTTGCAACCACCTCGATACACATCCTCGTGAGACGCGAAATCTTCCTCCGCGTGAAACCACTGCGCTGGGTTGAACTGGGCAAGGGCGATGCCGCCTTCTGACGAACTTGTGAGGCCACCACCCCACCCAGGCGAAGACTCCACGCCCGCCGATTGTGCGAGCTGGTTGAGCCACCTTGCGGAGATCGGATCACCGGCCTTGATCGGTTTCATATCACGCCCCTCTTACGATGCCTGAGTGAGTAGGGTAAGCAGGCTTCCCGTCGGGTAGCTTGTTTCGCCATCACTGTTGACGGGCTTGTGCCAGCCGGCCGGGTCGTCCCGGTAAGCGTGATTCCAGCCATAGACGGTATCGCTATAAGCCTTGATTTTCTTCTCGCTGAGCGTGATTGTCAGATCGTACTGAATGGCACCGGATGAACTGATCTTAGCTCCGATCTCAGCCCCCTTGAACAGCAACGTCTCGGCTGGAGCAGACAACCCAATCACTGGGATCGTAACGGCAGAGGTATTGACGTGCCCTCTCAGGTCGCTGAGCGTTGCCCAGTTCGGACTGGGAACATCGTTCCACGTCAGGACATGTTCAGTGCGAGGGATAAGCACGGCCCCATGCGTGTCAGGTGAGACAGGTTCGTCATTGTCGTCCCAGACCAGCGCACGTGATGGGATCGTCAGGAACTCCGCTGATAGCGATTGCCGGTACGACAGGTAAGTCCCATCCGCCTGCTGCTCTTGGTTTGCTGATTGAACACTGCTGTACTGGATGCTCACAACTGCAAAATCGTAGGCGTTCAGATGAGCTTCGAAGTCGGTGATGGTCGCTTCGCACTTACCATCAAACGGGTTGATCGTGATGTCCTCGGCACGAACTGCACTTGCACCGGGGTACTGCGCCCGGGTCATCGCCACCGCGAAATCAATCCGTTGGTTCCAAGGGACCAGGAACTGACGTGAGGCACTGAACCCGCTTGAAGCGTTGAGCTTCTCGGCTGGACTACCTTCCATCTCTTGGACGTCGTACGCGAATGTTATCGCCATGATTACGGTCCTGCCGTTGCTATGATGCCGGACGAAAAGAACTTGACGGTCTGTTGTGTTGCCATTGCGATTTCGTCGAGATGCTCGTTTGCTTTCTGTTGTAGTTTTTCCTGTCGCTTCAGGGCGCTGGTCTGCACGTTCGCGGAGAACGCTTCAAGGGCCATGAATGTGCCGCTTGCGTTTGAGGTGGGAGCAGTCGCACTACCTGCGTTCGAGGCTGTGACTGCCTTCTTTTTCTGCGACTCTTCCTCTACCGCTTTCGCGAATTCACCCGGCCCCCGGACCTTGAGTTTTTTCTTCAAGTCTTCGATTTCTTTATTGCTCTCGGCAACGTTCGCTGACACGATTTTCGGCATCTCGCTGATCGATGATTCAAAGCCGTCAAGCACCCCCTTGAACGAGACTTGCTTGCGGGCAGCGTCCTCATGCAGTGTGGCAATTTGATCATTGAGTTCCGCTTTCGATGCCCCTGTCACCGCCGCGTTGGCGCGAAGTAGCATCTCCGCGATCGTCGTCTGTGCTGGCTGCAAAGCTGCTTGGATATTGTGAGCGATGTTTTCGAACGCAGCGCCGAACATGCCGCCGATATCAGTGAGGATTGACCGCCAGTTTTCAAGGAACCAGCCTGACACGTTAATGGCGTTTTGCGAGAATGCTTGGACGTGACCCCAAGCGTTTGTCATCGACAGCTTTACGTGTTCGACGCCGAGCATCCAAAGCGTCTCCCAGTTGTCGAGAACAAACGTTACTTTTTTCATCACGAAGGTCAGCCCATCGGTGACAAACGAAAGCCCCCCGGTAACTAAATCCATCACCGAAGCCCCCTGTCCCATCACGCCCCACATCCGCCCCATGGCGTCGGAAGCTGCATCGACCACCTGCCGGACCGACGGCACGATCCTGTCGATGATCGGCGCAAGGTTCTCTCGAAAGTCACCTATCCCATCAATGATCGACGACATACCGCCACGCAGGTCAAGAGCATCGGTGATTCCCACACCGATGTCTTTCATGACGAAAGTCACGTTGTCCTTGAGCGTCGAAAACAGGCCAATCACAGTCTTGGATTGCCGCTCCATGCCACCCGCGAAAATCCCGCCTGTGTCAACCGTTGCCTGTAGTGCCTTGTCGAGAGAACCGAACCCAACTTTGCCAGCTGAGATCATTTTCAGCATCTCTTCGCGCGAGACGCCAAGCTCTGCACGAAGTCGCTCGTAAATCGGCACACCACGTTCAGCGAGTTGGTTCAGAGTTTCCAGTCCAACTTTCCCGGTGGCCTTCACCTTTCCGAAGATCGCCACGAAATCATTGATCGGCTTGCCGGTCCCTGCGGAGATATCGCCGAGCATTTTCATGCGGTCGATGATGGCATCCTCTGCAACACCGAACGCCAGTAGGTTCTTCGCGCCAGCCGCTAAGTCAGACAACGCAAACGGTGTTGACGCAGCGAATTCTTCGAGGTCGCCAAGCATGTCACGGGCCGCGCTCGCACTTCCCAGCATTGTCTCAAACGCCGCCGCTGTCTGTTCTGATTTTGCCGCAAGACTCACAGCAGTTAATCCTGCACCGATTGCCGCTGCACCCATCGCAGTTAATCCAGCGGCACCAACAGTCCCCAGCGAAAGCAACCCGCCCTTGACGCGACCGATGGCACCCATTACACCGCCGAACCCGCGCTGGCTCAACTCAACGTAGGCTTCCGCCATCCTGAACGCCATTGCTGATTACTCCAGTGAGATTTGTTTCTGTGACTCGAACCAGTCTTTCTGGCGACCGGATTCAGGGCACCAAGCGCCCCAGTAGACGAGTGCTTGGTACATCGTCAGTTTGTCTACGGTCTCGGGTGTCCACCGATATCGTCGGCAGAGGTCTGCGTAGAGTCGTGCCCACGGGAAACGTTGGTTTCCGGCCCGTCCGCCTGCGGGCCATCGGAGTTTTTTATCTTGTCCTCTTCGTCGGTCCGGTCTAACTCACTGACGATCTCAGCGAGACGATGGGAACCGTGCGACTCGATTAAGTCGAGTGCCGCTTGCACACTGTTGACCTCTGGGTGGTGATCCCTCAGTGAACGCCAAAGGCGAAAAGCGATTCCATGCAGCGACGAATCAAACAGTTGATCCTCTTCCAGCGTGACAACGCGCGGGCGCATCGACTCATTCCAAGCCTTCGTTTCCAGTCGGGCACGGATCGCCACGGCCTGATCATGTGAACGTTTCGCCTGCTGATACGAAGCGAGTTCCTTGCCGTACTTCGTTGCCGCTTCCGAACCTTCCTTGACATCCGGTGGAATGGGGATGGTCGGTGCATCGGGTAACGGCTCCAGATTTTCAATGACGCTCATCGGGCTGGGCTTGAGAGACAGGATGTAACGTTCACGATCGCCGTAATTAGACAGCACACGAGTTGTTGACGTGTACTCCTTTCCGGCGATTGTGATCGTTGATGTCTGCTCTCCGGTGAAACTGCTTGATCCCTGCATGAGTGTTCTGTTTCTGTTTGAGGTTATGGTTCAGTGACTTACGATCCAGTGAGCATCGATCCTGTACGGGTCAACGCACCATCACCCTCGAAGTTGATGGTGTAACCAATCTCGGTTCCATCATCGATATCTACCTCAGTGTCGACCGACTCGACGACAACTGTGCCTGAGTAGTACTGACCATCAGAGCCATCGATATGGAACTGAGCGTCGATAGAATCACCTTCCTTTACGGGAGGCTCATTACTGTCGTCGATTAGTTGCTCCCACGATCCGGACCACTCTTTGGATCCAGCGATAGAACGCTTCCAGCCTGCGCTGGAGTTCGTCGCACGCTTGCTGATGTTAGCCTTGGGGTTCACTTTCCAGTTCGAAATCTGAAAGATCGCCACGGGTGTTTCACCAAGTTTAATGGTGCCATCTTTGCCACTAATTGGATCGCCTGCTGGCATGGTTCTATCCTATTTTCTTGGTGATGAGGTCGAGCTGGAAAACGAATTGCCAAACGTCGTCATCCTCTTGGAGTGCCGTGTCTGTTTCGATGCGGGACGCGATGACTTTCGTGTTGCCAGACGTCCAATGTGTGTTGTCGTAAGCGAGTTCGATCTGCTCTCGAATCGCGATTCCATCGTCGTGATCGCGGACCCAGAACTTGATCCGAATGTCACAAGTCTTCAGGTGGCTCGTGTTGACGTACCGCTTCTGCGTGTCCTCAAGTTCGAGAATCGCAGACGGCAACACGGCACCATCATCAAGGCGGCTCCCCGTCGTGAACCGCTCCGCTGGAAGTAAATCCGTCAAACCGGAACTGTCCGACCAGCGGCTGTGGATCGCTGATTCAACACTCATAAGCCACCCCGCTTTCCGCCAGTTGTCGCGAGCAGTCCGATCATCCTTTTGTGCTTGTTGAGTGTTTCAACAAGCCACGGGCGCTTGGCGATGTGCCGAGTACCAAGTTCAAGGTAGATCATGTAAATACCCGCCTTCATGATGCCGACACGTCCCGCAATTCGCTTCTTGTCGAACTCCCAGACGATATGGCGTTGCCCCCAACCGGTTCGCTTCCGTGGTGGTTCACCCGGGCTTGATGGGCTTGGGTAAACGGTACGACCATTTCGACGAACACCGCTGTTCGGCTTGTTGGTCGCCTCTCGACACTTACTGTGAAGAAAGACCGTCGCGCGCTGAAGGCCGCTTGACGTTGCGTTCCTCAGTTTCTTCTTGAGTTGCTTGTCGTGAATCTTCAATTTCACCGCCATCGCTCAAGCTCCATCTTTGCCAGGACACCGATTTGCTCTGGGTCGGAATACGACTTGATTCGATAGGCCACGCCGTTGCTGTCGACGACGCGATGTGTGTGACGCATGTCGATTACTTCGCGGAGATACATAACGTAACTCCGGTTGTTGATCACGTTTCCGTGAACACCCTCTGCCATTGCAGATTCGCGAGTCATCACTGCCTGCACGTCTGTATGCAGATCAGTCCACACCTGCTCGTGTGCGCCGTGGTCACCCTTGGAGACGGTGGCCTGCTGAATCTTGAACCGATCAAAATCCGTAAGGCCAGCGAGACCCGATGTCATCGCTGCCATCCCCGCAATGCTTCGCGTTACACAATCCCATCGATCGCACAGTGTCGCTTTCGTCGCGACGATAATTGTGTATTCTTCGCCGTTTGAATCTTGGATCACGTCTCCCGGTTCGAGCCGATCATGAACGTCGGACACTGCCAAGTGAACCCGCACATCCTGAGAGTGATACCGACCATTTGACTTCGCGACTTCGGAATCTTTTAGCGATTCGAACAGCACGTTATCGACAATGTAGTCACCGTCATCGCGAGGCTTCACTGTGACCTGTTGCGTTCCGTCCGCAACAAGCAGGAAGTCTCCAGCTGGTGACCAGTTCATCGACATCACGTAAACGCTTCTGTTTGAATTTCAAAAGGCTCTTGCGAGTTAAGCTGTTGATCGCACCAATCAATGGTGCCTTGAAGTTGCTTGAGATAATCGGCCCAAGACACAGATTGACCACCAATGGTGTAGGATGGATTTGGGGACTCAGTCAGGCTCGCGATAATCGCCAGCGTCTGAGTTTTGATTGTCTCGATTTGCTCTACGTTGGTTGGCATTGGATTACTTTGCCGCTGGTTGAGATTCCCGCTCTGACACCTCGACAGGCGGAGTCACTTCTGAGATTTGCGGAGCCTGCTTTGTCTTGAGGATTCCGCATTTCCGCTTGTACACATTCCACGCTTCGTCAGCGTTTGCCGCCTCGACTTCGAGTGTGACACAGCCACGAATCGAGACTTGAAACGTTTTCTTTGCTGTGACGTTAGTCGCAGCAGCAGCCTTGTCAGCAGCAGCCTTGTCAGCAGCAGCCTTGTCAGCAGCAGCCTTGTCAGCAGCAGCCTTGTCAGCAGCAGCCTTGTCAGCAGC